CACCGGCTGAACTATTATCCGAGACGCTAGTATTCTATCGGTGTCAGGCCAACTCCTGACATTACCCCCCTCCTAGCGAGGCGAACTCCTGAGAGCGTATCCACCTCGTAGATCCTGGGGCGCAGGCTTGTCTGGGTATCTCTGGTGGAACTGGCGGAGCAGGTCTTTTACATGAGCAATGTAACGTTCTGGTTCCCAGGTTGGATCATTATATCCAGACCATTTCACAAGGTACTTCAAGCTAGGCTTGCCACGCCCGCGGCGTTCAATCTTGCAATCGAGGAGCTCGTCGATTTCCCATTCGTTGAAGCCATCGACGACGATTGGGGGAGGAGGTCCAAGGTGTTGTCCGGGCAGGGGGTCTGTAGCGGCAGGGCGTAACAGGCTGACATGGAACACAGGGTGTACCTGCATTGTGGCAGGGAGTTTGAGTTCGAAGGCGTGGGCACTGATTTTCCGGGTAACTTGAAAGGGGCCAAGGTTTTTCCAGTCCAGCTTCTTGGCTGGGCGTCTAGTCTTAAGGTTCTTTGAGTTGAGCCATACCATATCACCGACGTGGTATGAGTACGCTGGTTCGCGATGCCTATTAGCTGCGGTCTCCTGGGATTCCTGAGAGAGCAGCATCTCTGCCCTTAGGTAGTTGTTAATGTCTTCCATCTTCTGGCTAAAACGGTGGGCGTCTAAACTCTGGAGGTCCTGGGGTTCTGGAATGGGTTCGAAGCCAAACCGCGGGTGGTACCCTTTGTTTGCAAAGAAGGGTGTCATTTTCGTAGTCGCGGATTCCCATTGGTTCAGTGCGAACTCGCACATCGGGGTCCAATCTGACCAATCATCCTGCTGGTAGTTGGCAAAGCTTCGCAGGTATTGCTCTAGAATTCCATTGGCATTCTCTGTTTGTCCATCGGTCTGGGGGTGGAATGCTGTTGATAGTCGAGCCTTGATCTGTAATCGTGTACATAAGTGTTTCCAAAAGCGAGATATAAACTGGGTTCCTCTATCTGAGACAATGCTAAGTGGGAGTCCATGGTCCTTCCACACGTAGCGTACAAACAGCTTAGCTAGGCCTTCGGCATTGCAATCCGAATTGCAGTTGATCAGGACCTTCTGCTTTGACAGCCTACATACTACTACGAGTATAGCGTCAAACCCAGAGCTGATTGGGAGCTTAGTGATAAAGTCCATTGAAAGGTCCAACCATCTCTGATGGGGGACCGAGAGTGGGCGGAGGGTTCCTTGTAGGGCTTGTCGGGAGGGCTTGCTCCTTTGGCAGACGTGGCAATTCCGGATGTATCGCTTAATCGTCTGCACCATGTTTGGCCAGTAATAGTGTCGGTGGAGGATTTCATACGTCTTGGAAGTTCCTGGGTGCCCTACAACTGGTTGGGCATGCCAGAGCTCTAATAACTGGAGCCTGAGTTCATTGTGATCCGGTACGTACTTCTTCTTCTTATAGTACAATCTTCCATCTCTGTCTTCGCAGTCTGCGAGGGTGATTTCTTTAGTCTTTCGTACATTGTTCTTAATCATGTCGATGATTCTCTGGGGAAAGGGGTCTGCTTGGTATGCAGCGGCAAATAGGTCGTCTATTTCCTCAGGGGTTCTAAAGCGTCTTGGGGTCTGTGGTTCTGGGGTCCTATCAGCGATAGTTGGGGGTTCTGTGTTCGGTGGTTCTTGATGTTCCAGGGTACTATCGGTGACAGTGATAGGTTCTGTGTTCTGTGGTTCTGTATTCTGGGGATTTAGGTGCTCCGGGATGCTATTGGCAATGGTGATAGGTTCTGTGTTCTGGGGTTCCTGGTCTGATGTTGGGTCGTCTTCTGGGTCTGTGACTGTAGCTTGGTGTTTCCTCTGGGAGCGGAGCATTCTTCCTTGGAGTTGCACAATTGGTCCATTTTGGCCCAAGTTGACTGTAGTCAACTTATCTGCGAGTATCCTATCATCGAGGTTGTCCTTCCTAAGCATTGTCTGGTTCTGATGCTGCAAGCGTCTATCTCCCTCTTTAGGGAGATCACCTGATCTCCTAGTAAGCGCATCCGGTTTACCGCCAAGCTTGCCTGGGCGGTACTGTATAACAAAGTCAAAGCGTGAAAGGTATTGCGACCAGCGGACCTGGCGGCGGTTCAGGGTCTTGGTAGACATGAAGTGTTCAAGGTTCTTATGGTCTGTAAGGACTTTGATAGGGAGGGCGGATCCCTCGAGTTCGGAGCGCCATTCCTCGAAGCATCGGATGATAGCCATGAGCTCCTTGTCGTAGATCTCGTAGTTGCACTCTGTCTCGGAGTGTTTCTTAGAGTAGAACGCCACTGGGTGGAGAATGTGGTTGTCGTCGTACTGGGATAGTACACCGGCAGAGACGTAGTCAGAGGCATCTGTCTCTACTATAATCTCTCGGCTTGGGTCGAAGGAGCGAAGTATTGGGGCTGAGGTAAATGCTGATTTGAGGCCGTCGAAGCTCTCCTGACAGCGTGGGGTCCATTGAAACGGGTTGTCTTTCCTGGTTAAGAAGGTCAGGGGGGTGAGTATTTTCGAGAATCCTTGTATGAAGCGGCGGTAGAAGTTGGCAAATCCAATGTATGCCTGGACGTCTTTAACGTTACAGGGTGTTGGCCAGTTAACCACAGTTTCAATCTTTGCCGGGTCCATCTTAACGCCTTGTTGTGTAATGATCATTCCCAAGAACTTGGTTTCATGGACATGGAATTCACACTTGTCGTACCGGAGGTAAAGTCCAGCCCCTTCCAGGGCTTGAAGAACTTTAGCAACGTGTTCCTTATGGGTTGCGAGGTCGTTGCTGTAGATCAAGATGTCATCTAGGTACGCTGAGCAGAAAACGTCTAGGTGCTCTCGAAGGGTGTCGTTGATAAAGTGCTGGAAGGTTGCTGGGGCTCCCGTAAGACCAAAGGGCATTACTTTGCTCTGGAAAAGTCCGTACCTTGTTCGGAAAGCTGTAAGCCACTCCTGGCCCTTGGCTATTCGAACACGGTTGAAGGCTGAGACGACGTCAAGCTTGGTGAAATACTTTGAGCCTTGTAGGTTGTTCAGAGTCTCCTTAAACAAGGGTAGGGGGTACCGGTTCTTGACGGTTATTGCGTTGAGGCCTCGGTAATCAATGCAGAGTCTTAAGCCATCACCCTTCTTTACAAAGAGGACTGGCGAGGCAGCTGGAGACGAGCTGGGTTCGATGAATCCCTTGTCTAGGTTCTCTTTCAGCCAGTTGCGGAGGGCTTCTAGTTCAGGTCGCGACATGTTGTACAGTGGTCCAAAGGGTGGCGTCTTGCCAGGTTCAAGAGGTATCTTATGGTCGTAGATTCGGTGTGGGGGTAATTGGTCTGCCTTACGCTTTGAGAAGAGCTTGCGCCATTGGTGGTAGTACGGGTCAAGGTTGTCTTGAAAGGTCTTCTCCGCGTTCTGCTCTAGGTTCAAGGCATCTTCAATGTCCTCAAGGGTTGTAGAGAATAGCTGGGTGTTCGGTCTCTTAGTGTACATAGTCATTGCCCGGAGGGATACTTTCTGGAAGTCGTAAGTCTGGGAGTCTTCTTGATCAAGGCGTGGGGGCAGTTCTTGTAGTGCTTGGACTGTGGTTGGGGTCGAGGGTAGGTGGCAGTGCTTCTGGCAAAAGGAGGAATCAAAGGTAAAGGTTCGAGGTCCCCAGCGGATTGTTGGGTCATGGCGTTGCAACCATGGGATTCCAAGGACAATAGGGTGGAAGGATAACTGGGATATAAGGAACGGCGAATGTAACTCCTTGTGGTCGTTGATGGCAAGTCCTGCACGGACGAAGTGGGTGACTTGGCCCGATAGGGCTTGAGCTCCATCCGCCATCTGAATATCGCGTGGTTGTTGTAACAGTCGGGTGGTTAGGTTGTGCTTGGCAATGAAACGGTCGTCAATAAAGGCGTAAGCGCTGCATCCACTATCAATCAGGACAAGGACATGGTGCTTCCTTCCACTGATAATCAGTACGCATGACAAGGTAAGGCATCGGCCATTAATCTGGCTTTCTCGAATTTCTGGGTAGCGCGGCGGGGCGTTGCGTACAGCAACTGACGAGATGCGGATTGGTTCTAGTTGTAGTCCCTGGACCCGGCGTTGTGCAGGGACTTCCCGTTTTCCGAGTCGGAGTCGGAGTGGTGCGAGTGTAGGTCAATAGCCGCTCGGGGGCGGAGGGGTTCTCTAGGAGTCCGGGGTATAGAGGGGAAGTCAGGGCATTGTGGTGCCATATGTCCTACTTTCCTACAGCGGAAACAGCCTCCTACCTCTCGAAGGCGCTGGCGTTCTGTTTCTGTAAGAGGCGGTAGGGCACGTCGTTGGCTGAGATCCATAGGGTCTCCGGGGGTAAGTTGACTGCGGTCAACTTGCCTAGTGAGTATAGACGGGGTGTGCTGAGTAGCTGGATTCGGGAATGGGCGTCGAGGAGGCGGGACCGTTACCTGGCTTGCAGTATAGTATCTCCGCCGGTTTTCAAGGTCTTGTAAGAACTTAGCGAAGGCGTGATAGTCAGTGTTGGGTACGTTGACTGCCGCTATCAGTTGTTCCCTAAGTTCCTTAGAGAGGGCATTCTCTAAGAGTGTGGGGAGAGCATCTTCATGCATCTCAGATTCTAGGGCCAGGCGGTGGAATTCTGCGAAGAAGGTGCCAAACTCCTTGTTAGTCTGTTTCCACAGCAGTAATTCCCTCCTAGCAGTGCCGACCTTATTTGGGTCTCCAAAGGCTCGTTCAAGGACGTCGAGTCCTTCCTGGTAGTCTTGAAGGTGGAATACTCCGTTCCGGGAGTACGGTTGTAGCTGGGCGTAGGCGATACCTTGTAGTCGGCTTGTAAGGTAGGTCAGGCGGGACTGGGGCGTTGGGAATCTGTCTGCATTGGTAATCATTTTGGCGTGTATCTGGGAGGCAAAACGGGAGCAGTCCTTCCTATCTCCTTTAAACTCGGGTGGGTCAGGGATTCTTTCGGATAGTTGACCGTAGGCATGGGAAGGTGGGGTAGAAGTAGGCGGAGACGAAGAATCGAGAGGTACTGGGGCGGGTTCAGCTATCTGTATATGTGGGATTTCGGAGGTGGCGGCGGTGGTTACAGTAGGGATAGCTAGTGTAAGAGCCTGCCGTTCACTAGCCACTGCTCTGGCGAGCTTGTCCTGGAGGTCCGATATCATTTGAGATTGGTAATCCTTAACCATTTGATATCCTTCCTTCTCTTTGTCTAGCTGGCCCTGGGTATAGGTGTTCTGGAGCTCGATGGTCTCGGTGTAGGCAATGGACTGTTGGATGTATTCGAACCACGCTTGTGGGTTCAATGAGGCATGTTGTACAAAGGCTTCATAGCTGTCTGGTGTAATTGGGGGCGGTGGTCGTGGCATGTTTTTTGGACAGGAATTGGTCGGGGCTCTGTCCTATTAGGAGGAGGAACGTAGTGTCACGATCGGGACTCGGGTGACGGGTTCAAGGGGTCTGTATTCTATGCTAGGCTGCAGGTTGTATTACAAGACGTTCCTCAAGGAGAGGAACGCGTCCTGAGAGCTGATTTCCAAATACGTTCAACCACCGGCTGAACTATTATCCGAGACGCTAGTATTCTATCGGTGTCAGGCCAACTCCTGACATTACCCCCCTCCTAGC